TTCTCGACGAATGACTCGGCGGCCTCCTGTATTGGCTGCTTACGTTTCTGAGCCTCCTCTGACCCATCGTCGATAAAATTAGTGAAGTCATATAGGGCACTGCTTTCACGACCCTCTGTCGACAGGTAACCCGTTCTTAAAACTTTTTCGAGTGTTCGTGTCTTGTCCTCGAAAGTGAGCGGAGGGGGTGAAAGTATTTCTTCTAGGTCTTGAGGGGAGACCCCGTCAACCTCTACTAGGGCTTTGGCAGCCGCACCTAAAATATCTTCTCCTACCTCTTCGTTATACTCTCCACTTTTTAAATACTCCTCCCGAACGTAGTTAGAATACTGTTTCCTATTTTCAATAGGGTCGGCAATAGGTCCACTAGATGGGGACCATTCTTGGAATGGAGTAAGTTCAGGCATGGCTGATTATATGTAAGGGTTGGGAGAGTTTTTATTTAGGTGGTGTTAGGCCAAAAGACCTGTAGATATCTTCTTGTTCTTTTCTTTTAGCGGGAGACATTTGGAATGGTAAAGCTGGGTCTGCTGTAGTTGTAATCCTTTTCAGCTCTATATTAGAGTCTCTCTTAATAGTCTGTATAAAATTAAGTTGGGTTCTTAACACCTCTTCAGGGGATAAACCACTCTTTACTGCTTCTTCAGGATCTACAATAAATTTATCACTGAGCATTTTGAATACAGCGGGATCATCTGAGCTACCGTCAATCCGCATCCGTGCTTGTATAGCTTTATACATAGTATCGAAGTCTAATGCTTTAAACTTCATTTCATCTTCCCCTCCGGCCACCTTGACTATTGTAGTAAAATCTTCTGGGGTGGGGGAGAAGCTAGATAACTTTTCAAGTTCACTTTTCTGTAGTTTAAGGTATTCACCCTCCCTCTTCTCCTGCTTTTCTAACTCTTCTACCGTGCTTAGGCTTTGCGACGCTATTTCCTTAGCTTCGGGGTCCCCTCTATAGATTCCGGTAAGGATGTTTTGGTCTAGCAAGTCTTTAGGCATACCGTAGGCATAAGCTTGTGCTAGATTCTGATCTGCCATCTTTTGAGGGGCCTCCGCTGCTTTCTGTTGCACACCTATGGCTTTAATACGCTCCTCTTGAAGGTCTAAGAATTTTGTAGACTGGGCATCCAAAAGAGGTTTTTTAGATCTAAGGCCATAAAAAGTATTTAACATATCGGAGGCATCACCACCACCCTCGATTAAGTTATCGACACGGCTACCGACCTGAGAGAGTTCCTGAAAATTTTTACGTTGTGTTGCTGCTTCATCTAGACTCTTCTGCATACTTAGCTGAGTCTGTTGGTAAGCTAGATCAGCATTGCGCTGCCTCTTAATGCTCTCTTGATACTTAACCTGTTTATCTATTAAGGGCATCAATTCATTCTGAGCGAATGAAGCATACCGTTCAAAACCCGCTTGATCAGTTACCGGAGAAGGGGGTGTGTATGACCCCCCAAAGAATGTCCCCACAATATCAGCGAAATCAGATCTGTCTATTTCCTGTGCCATACTAAGCTCTTCTAGATTTGAGGTCCTGTAACATTATCTGTAGTGGGGCGAGCCGCGAATACTGATAAGTAGATATTCCATCGGACATACCTAAAAGTTTGCCATCATCTTGGTAAGCTAAGGCCCCTGTTTTTTTCTTATCTTCAGTTTTCCTACCGCCACCTAAGGGGGCAGAAGCTCCTACCCCACCTTTAGCGGTAGTTCCAAGACCTTTACCGTTGCTGGTTCCAAGACCTTTACCGTTGCTGGTTCCGAGAGTCGATTCTTTCGCAACAGCCCCGCCAGCGGCTTGTTGCCCCATTTCTACGGTGCCTTGTAGGGCGTCCCTAAACTGCATGCCTCTCTCCATTTCTTGCCTCTTATCTTGAGGGGTTCTGATGGAAGGCTGGCTTGCCCTTCTCTGGGCGGCACTCGCCCGTAAGGCTCTTGCGACGGCGGGGTCTTTTGTTCTATCGGCCTCTCTATCTTCTCTGCTAGCCCTTCTTCTCTCGATACCCCCTAAAGGTTGGCCCCCCAACATTACAGGAGAAGTGCTTTCGCCTGTCTGAGCCTGTCTGGCGAAGGCATCTTTAAACAGAGGGTCTTGGCGGGCTACAAGCGCCTTCATGTCTTGACCCGTCTGCTCGAAGAAAGAGACCCTCTCGGTCGCTTGATCATAGGTATCGGCTTCGGGTAGTGCTGAGAACCCTTTCTCATCCTTATCGGGTAAGTAATCAAAGAAGTTTTGAGCAGGGGCTGCTGGAGGTGCGGCTGCTGGAGGTGCGGCTGCTGGAGGTGCGGCTGCTTTATTGTTCTCGACGCCCTCGTTAAAGTAAGACTCATCGAACTTGTAAGGATTAGGGTCGGGAGTGGGGACGTATCTTACTTTGGCGTCTTCAACTCCTTTATTAAAATAGGACTCATCGAACTGATAAGGTTCGGGTTCAGCGGTAGCGGGGGAACCTGCTGCACCTGTAGGACCCGCAGGCCCTCTAGCACCCTTTAAAAGGGCGGCCTTGCTTTTTGTAGAATCAGGCATCCCGCTGTCGTCTACGGGGGCGGTGTCTAAATCTTCCTCGTCTTTATATCTAGCCATGGTTACCAAAGGTGTTTGCAAGCCCAGTGGCGAGCGGTGGTTTTATCTTTTGCGGTTTTGCAGTTGTGGCGAGCACGGAAGTTCGCGCGCCGTTTAGGGTTCTTATGTTTGGTGAAATCGCTGTAGTCGCGGTGGCCATAAGAAACTTTTTTGATTTTATCTCCTTCTTTGCCTAGAACGACGAACTTCTTTTTAGACCCTTTCGGGGCTCTCTTAGGCTTGTTGAAGCCAGCAAAGGTTTCGCCGTGATACTGTATACGGCCTGAGGGGAGACGTTTAAAGCGGGAGTTTGCCACGACGGGTGAGAATAGCTTTTTAGCTACGTAATGTCAACGCTGTGGTAATTTCATGCATATCAGAAAAAAAAGTCCGCGTATAGCCTTTGGTGCTGTTATTACTAATTACAGCACCAAAGGGTTTAAAGAAAAGTTTTTATATATGTAGGGAGCTAATTACAGCACCAAAGACTAACTCAATAGAGTTGTATTTGGGTTGTCTAAGGCACCGCTCAAGCTCTTAATCGTAACCTGTTTCCTGTATCCCGCATCCTTATCATCCTTCGGTGGGTCGATGGCCACGAGTCCCATACGCTGGCGAGCGCAATCGAGAGCAAGGAACGCGGCATCCGCCAAGTCAGGTGACCTACCGAAGCGCGATTTGAACTCTATCTTAGACTCAATCTTCACCTTGAGTGATCCCGTCTTTACCATATCGTAGTTTCTGGCGCACATCTCTTGAGCTAAATCAGAGGAGATTCCGTAGATCTGACGTGTCCGCATTAGCTCCTTACCGACGAACCAGAGTTCCGACACTCTATTAGTATAGAGTTCTACCCCCGTAAGCTGGCTGTTCATACTGACTCTCTTGTCGGAAGCTTTTCCGCCAAAGGTAACGCGCATGAACGAACTCTCCCACTCGCCAGCCAGAACGTCGCAGAAGGGCGCACCTGCTCCGGTGGAGTCGAGAGCCACATTGTTAGCAGAGATATTCCTACGTTTGCAGTGATCAATAATCTGGTGGACAATCTGGTATGTGCGGGGAACCGCTTTATTTGAGGCATCATCGTTTAAGTGGATTGCTTCCCCTAACTTGCAGACGTATTGGCCATTACGGGCGTAACCGACCTCAGCGGTATACATAATCGTCCGGTCGCCGCCGTTGGTGAAGGCCGGATCGATTCCGGCGACGATGGTCGGTTTCTCCGCCCAATCTACGCCCCCCAATGACCCGCTCTTAGCCATCTCAGCTTCGGAGTATATTCCGGTTGTTTCGTCGCTGTCGAAGAAGATGGCCCTAACCATCCTCATGTATCCTCTGGACTCCGGCCCTAACAACAGTCGGTCCTCCTCAAGCTTCTCAGCGGTCGGTAGCCATGGATACTTAACCTCACCTAACAAAATGTTGGGGCTACGTTCGCCATCGAGTCTAATATACCTACCACCCCATTTTGTCCTCCACTCATCGGCGGTCTGTGTGTCGATGGACTCCCACCCCTTCTTAGGTTCTGACCACACGCCGAAAGCATCGAAGCGGCTGTTCGGGTTAGACATACCGATCATCTGGAAGAAGGGGTTCTTCGATAAGTTGGTCAGGCCAGCCTGCAAGATACTTTCAGAAAGTTCTGAAAGTTCATCACCAATCATAATTACCCGCTTCTGCTTAATTCCGATTATCTTGCCAATCGCGTCCCTTGTTTTACTACGCTCCGCAGCGATCAGAGAAAGACCTGCCCGTTCGATAAGGGTGCCGTTCTCATCAACATAAGCGGCGTTTCCGATTGAATCCCGTATCTTGATTGGTGCGCCCTCAATCACGGATAGCAAAGACATTACAGAGCCCCATACACGTTTACGGGCCTCACGTAATGTGGTAGAGGTCATCAGGACGAGTGTATCTCGTGGCTGGCAGAGCCATTGGACGATACCCCACGCGGCCATCGTGTGTGATTTACCGGACGAAGCCGAACCGCCGATAGCGAGATACTTATCCTTTAGAGCAGCCCGAATCATTTGTTCAGCCCAAGGGTGTCGGACCATCATCGGCTCCGGTAGGTCCTCGCGGTTCCAAAGTTCGTCACATATTCTCCAGAAGTAATACTCCCTCGCGATTACCTTAGGGTGGTGCGCGAACCCATATAATAAGGCCGTGATAAGGCTAGTCGTCTTAATAGCCAGACCCCCTACGTCCATCTCCTTAGTCGTAGGGTTGACCCTTGGCTCAAGAACTTGCTTGCTTTTAGAGACCCGCTTACTCATAGTGACATCACTTTAATGGACTCAGAACCAACTGACAAGAAACTCTTTGATGAACAAATGGCGAAGAACCCCCGTTTTAAGGAGGCTTACAGTCTATTGCAACAGGGTCTCTCTAATAAAGGAATAGCCAACCAGATGCACGTCCACCGCGAGACGGTGAGGAAGTGGTTCAAGAAAGCCAGCCTACCCGCCCGTATATTCCGGCCCCTTATCGAGGCTGATAACAAGGCGGTAGAGGCGGTTGAGAAACGGATTGAAGAAGGGGAACACGCCGATGACATCTTAGAGGACTACCATGGGGACGTAGCTAGTGAGCTTAGGCGGATTGCCTCCGCTAAAGAGGACGCGGAGTTAGCAGAAATAGCTGACGCCCAAGTAACGCCCGCTGACCAATACCAAAGCTATATTGCTAGTGCCAGTATTAAACTACTTAGGGACTCGATAAAGAACCTTAAGGCACCCCGAACCGTAAGGGAACTCTCCGAACTAGACCAGCTTATACGGAGAAACTTAGGTTTGAACTCCAAAGGGGGCGGGGGCTCCGCTCATGGAAAGCTCGTAATTGACGTGTCAGTCTTAAACAACAGCCTAGCGGATAAAGGTAAGGGGGCTGTGGCGCGGATGAAAAGCGATGTAGTGGACGTCGAGGTAGTCCCTAAGGAAGATTGAATTTTTTTCTTCCCATTCTTTAATATATCGTTAAATCTAGTTAACGATGTTCCAAGAACGTGAACCAGAGGTAGGGCCAAAGTTTATTACCCGAATAGATGAAGGAGCGGATTTCCGTTTTCCGGTGGATACCGCTGACGGTCTTTGGTATCGCGTGAAGCCGTCAACGGCCCGTGAAGTATTCTACTTGCAGTCTCTGCCGAAAGGGATCAGGGTCTTAGTTCCAGCAGAGGGTGACGGCCTTCTAATCAGAGGAGA